TGTTTACTAATTTCTGTTTTTAAATGCTGCCAAAGTTTTAAAGTTAAACCTGCATCCTGTTCGGCATAAAAGCCTACATAACCTGCAGGTAGTTTCCAAAGATCTTGTTTAGGATCAATACCCCATTCTTTCGCTTTTTCATTTAAGAATGTTTCGTTTTTTATTTCACCTAACCAATCTTTACTACAAGCGTTTAAACTAAAACTAAATCTATTCTCATCGACAACAGCTGCTGCAATCATCGTATCTATTATTTTACCTCTTATTTCAAAACCATTCATTAACAACCAACCAACATCGTATGAAGCATTATGAAAGATTTTATCTGCTGGTGTTTTTAAAACACTCTGCATCCAAGCTGTGGTTATACCTAAATCCATATTTCCACCTGCATCATGTTGAATAGGAAAATACCATTGTTGGCCTAACGCTGCTACTGCAAAACCTACGATAGCTCCATCAAATGTAGCCCATCCAGATCCTTTTGTTTTAAGATTTGGATCTTTAGTTTCTAAGTCTATTGCTATTTCTTTTGCTTGTGAGAGATCTGGGTACTCTTGTGGGCAAACCCAATCACTATCATTGTAAATAAAATTTAATTGATGTGTCATTTATTTATCACAATATTTATTACAAAGTAACCAATTGCAAGTATTATTGCTATTGCAATAACGCTCATTAGTAACATTCCAAATCCATAAATTACAGTCATTTTTTCTTAGTGAAGTGTTTTATTAAAGTTAATGGATTTATATTTATATTTTCGTTTAGTTGAACGCATGACACGGGGAAGAAGATTATTATTAAACAAATAACACTCAGCACAATATATCTTTTTGTCTTCAATTATCACTCCAATTCTATCGCACTCACAACACGATAATTTATCTTTTTTTTGCATCTTTTAATTTTAATATTTCTAATTGACAGTAATGAATCACTTTTTCTAAATCTTGTATGCCATTTTTCTGCTTATACCTACACACGTATTTTATGACGTTGCCTTGGAAAAACGTGAGATCATTTTTAGAAATAAATTCATAAGGCTGTATGGCCATATTTTTATAGTGTGATCCTCCAATCTGTCTTGATTGAGGAAAAGTGTTTTCAAACAAGGCTTTGTTTGTCATACCTTTAATCTTTCTAACACAGCTATCTTATCTTCTGCCTCAGCTATTTTATTTACTAATTTATCAATTTCATCTATGTGTTGTGGATGTTCTCCTATTCCGACTGGTTTAGTCAGGTATATCTCAATTGTAGCTTCACATTCAGATATAACTGCATCATATCTGTCCTGCAGAGCTTTTATTATTTTTAATCTAAACATAATTTGCCTCGTATAAGTTAAAATATTTGCCTAACGGAAAATGATATTGGTGGTACGTGCTAAGTAAATGCAAAGTGCTTTTTGATCTAGTGGCTCCTGTATACCAAACTCTTAACTCTTTTACTTTTTCTTCTAAGTTTTTTCTTTCAAAGTGAGATGGGAAGTTACATTTACTTGCTAATACAACATTATCAGCTTCTCCTCCCTTTACTTGGTGTATGGTATCTATAATAATTTTAGGTGGTTTATTTAAATCTACACCTTCACCCATCAATTTATTAAAGTATTTCTTATCTTTATCCTTGAATTTACGTTTAAATACGTCCTGCCATAATCCTTTTTCGTCTCGCATACCACATCTTAAATGTAATTCGTCAAAAGTAAACACTTGATTTGGATGTGCAAAACTCCATTTTTTGCTGTCCTGTGACCGGTATCCGTGGTCAATATTCAATAAATATTCGTACATTGTGCAAGCTTCTTCACGGTTTATGCTGCCACCGTCAACTATTTTTTCCCAGTATTGTATTGCTAAAAACTGATTCGGATCAAATGACTTGTTATTTTTAACATCTTGAAAGTATAGTCCAAGACTTTTGGCTTCTTGTTGTAGTTCTTTTTTTACATCATTAATTCTAGCCAATACCATCCAATCACCATCTAAGGTCCAAGGCACTCTCTTCAATCCGTTCCACCTGTAAACTTTACCTTCTTTCTGGTTAGAGTAAAATTCTTTCTCTACCCTTTTATCACCCATGGACGATAATAAACATTTAGAAAAAAAGTGTATGTTTTTATTTAACCTTACAGATTTTTTTAATACTAAAGATTTGCCAGGAAAAGTTTGAAAATGTTCTACGTCTGCTCCATTCCACTCATAGATAGCTTGATCATCATCTCCTGCAATATAAACTCTATCAACACCAAGGGCTATTTTAACGACCATGTCCCATTGCAAAGGAGTTAAATCTTGTGCTTCATCAACCATCAAAACTTTAAAAGGTATTACCAAACCGTCATCAACAAACTTTTGCACCATGTCTGTAAAATCTAATCTGTCCGGTGTTCGTTGTCCGCTCTCTAATTCCATTGTTTTGAATTGCTCGTATCCCGCTATGATTGATTTAAACTGTTGTAATCTAACAGCTTTTCTTGACTGCTGTTTATATAACCAAACTGGGTCAACCTTCATATTTCTTGCACGATCATAGATTTGTAAAGACCAATTATTGTAAACTTTCTGATCATCGTGCCCTTCTTTGTAATTTACTTTTACAGTTCCATACTGTGTGTGAAACATTAATAGATCTGCTTTTGGATCTAATACGGGTATCTCTGCAAACTGTTGCCTAGCCAAAGAATGTAATGTTCTAAAATACTTAAAATCATCTTCATCATATTCTTTAAATCTTTTTCTAACTCTGGCAACACATTCATCAACTGCTTTATTAGTAAATGATATGTAACAAATTTCATCTGGTGAATAACCTTGTTTAAGATAACGTTGAACTCTTTTGAGTAAGTTTTCTGTTTTTCCTGTGCCTGGCGGTCCAAATATTTTAATTGTCTTCCCACGCAGCTTTTGTTTTAGTAAATTTGACATCTTTATTTTTATGCTCTGATTGTTTTGGTAGTGACACTACCCAGTGTCTACTATCTATATTTTTAAATTTCTTTTTAGGCTTTGCACCTCCTTGTTCTAAAAATTTAGTACATTCTTTTTCATTCCAATTGTACCCCATTTTTTTCATGAAAGATCTAAATGTTTCTAATTTAAATCTCATATCTGTATCATCTCTCCAAATATTACCAGAGTCAATCTGGTCAAATTCTGTAGTATCTTCAACATCTTCTAAAAATCTAGACATCCTTGAATTAAATACATCTTGTCCCTCTTCAAAAGAATCGAACCCCTCCATATCTTGTTTGTTTGACATAAGTTCTTCAAGCCAATCTCTGTATGGGTCTGGATCTCTTTTTGTTGGTTTTAATGGTCTCCAAACAATGTCATAGTTTAAAAGTTGTTCTCCTAGTAATTGTTGTTGATATAATTGTTTTGTTGAAAGTCTTATTGATTTACCTTGTATGGGTAAAATCCAGTATGGCTCAGGATATGAGTTTACTTTTTGAAGTTTACCTACCTCAGGTAAAGCTTCATTAGCACCTATTCCAAACTTTCTTTTAATACATTCACTAGACACACAGTGCATTCTTGCAATAGAAGTTTTACATTTGTAAGCATATTCTTTATTTTCAACACCTTTAAAAATATTTTGTAGTTCTTTTGGATGTAATTTTTCTGAGCATACCTTAGACATCATCTCTCTGGTCCACTCTTCATACATTACAGGATCAGGATTAATTTTTTTTGCTAATACAGCAACATTAAACATTGCATCATTTCTACCTTCACCTTTTTGTATTTTGTTTTTCATAAAATTTATTACGCAAGGTGGGTAATCTTTTGTTTCATCATCTTGAAATATTTTAATTTTTTTAAATTCTGCTGGTGTAACTCTATAAGTTTTTACAAACTCGTATAAATCTTCAATCTTTATTGAGTTACCTTCATTATCCATGGCAACTCTAGTTGTCATATGTGCTTTTTGATAAGGTAAGTTTACAAAATTACCTTTTCTTTTATCATCCCAATTATCTGGTGTTAAATCTACTTCGTCTTGTGCTGGAAAAATATCTGTGGTGGTATCATTGATACCTAAATCTGATGCTATCTCTATTAATTTTTTACGCATTGATGATGCTGGAACAACACCATCAACGTGTATTATCAAATGTAATCCATTTGATTTTGATCTATACGGTACTAACGGATATCCTCTTTGTCGTATCGTTTTAATAACTTCCTTATGCTGTATATTATAACGATCAACATCGATGACACCCCAATTGCATGTATTATCATCTCTAATTGGGACACTTCCATAATATGATTCTCCTGTTAAATGTTGTTTCCAATGGTCTAATGTCATTGGTTGAGGTTCTAACCAATGTTTGTATTCTGCCTTACCTTTAGAATTTTTCTTTCCTGTAGGTTTGGAAACACCAAAATATGTGTTGGAGCCCTGGAAGAGTTCTACAAACTCCTCCAGGGTTTTGTCAAGTATTACCATAAATTAAAATGGAGTCTTTGGACTTTGCTCCTCTTTTTGATGGTTTACTCTTACAGCACCTTTTTTACAACTTTCATAAAATTCGTATGCTGTTTTCATTAGCTCTTCGCTACCAACTGCTCCTTGGTGTTCTATCTCCCAACCATACCAAGATCCTTTATTGTTTTTTTCCAATACAGTTTTCATAGTATAGATTTGAGTAAATGGTGCAGGTCTAAAACTACCCTGACCATTTTTCCTCTTTTGTCTAAGTGACATCATCATAGAATTCCACTTCTTGGATTTCTTCCTTTGGGTAGATTTCATTGTCACTAGTGCTGTTGAGTTTTTATCCTGCTCAACGATTAGGACATAATGAGAAGCTGTCTCCTCAACATAATTACCATTTGGTAATCTATCCTTACCGTCATCACCACGAGTGGTTTTACTCATGATATCAGAATCTGCTGGATAAACATTTACAGGTGCTGCTGCACCTTTATCTCTATCCTGCCACTCAATGTACTCAAGTTTATAATAACAAGGAATTACGTTGATGCCTTTTGCACCATCAAATAATTCATCTGTTACAGTGTTATAGATCATACCTGGTCTAGCCTCTGGTATGAATAAACTATCTCCTTGAGTTACCTGTGGAGAGAGTTGTCCTAACACTTTAAGGAATGGTAATGCTAAACTTTTTGCGTCAACATTATCAAACCCTGTGTCTGCAAACTTTTCAATATTAAAAGCTGCAATTGCGCCAGTCTTCTTTACTTCTACGTCAGTGCCTGTCGCTTGTTCGTCTTTGAACTTTACGTTTCTCTTTATTGACATTGTTACTCCTTCGTTGTTATTTTCGTTTTGTTAGCGATGTATACTCCAAACAAATCAAAAGGTAATTTTTTACCACCTTCAACTTGCTCCCTTACAAAAGCTTTGAGTGTCATTGGCTCTACTTTTTGTTTTTGATTATAAGTAAAGTTATACTCCTCACATACTTTTATAAGTTCTGCAACTTGGTTGTCCTGTCCCCTGTTAAAGGAAGCAGTAACGGTATTCTTGATTAAATCTTCATGACCGTTAGATCGCAACCAACCAAATGCTTCTTCAACCCTAGACTCAGGAATTTTAGCAGCGTAAAAAGGTTTTACTTCTACTTGCGAACCATCACTTAATTTAAGTAATGATACTCCTGCTTCCTGCATCATTTCAGGAATGATTCGCTCTTCCATATCTCTTACTTTAAATTTGATATGGTCAAGTTCTTCATTCTTTTTTTTGAGTTGCTCTTGGAGATCTTTGAGTTGTCGGCATTTTTCAGAAATTGATTTTACATCATGCTGACCAATGCCCATGGATGACATTTTTTCTATATCCATATTTTCCTCCTGCACACCTCTTAAATTAACTCCTTGCATAAATCAATAAAAAAATTTATAAAGCAACAGGATGTGGACATACCCGTATAAAACAAAACCATACGAACATCAAAGGAACGCCTTGAAAGAATCTGCAGAAGAATCGCAGTGGGCTTACTTTATGGAGATGGGCACTGGTAAAACTAAAGTAACTATTGATAATTTTGCTTACTTATATTTAAAACAAAAGATAAGTGCAGTCTTAATTATTGCACCAAAATCAGTTTATACAATATGGGAAGATGAAATACAAACACATTTACCTAACAATATAAAATATAGGATATTTAAATGGAACATAGATAAACCAAAACAATATGATCTTTTAAATAAGTGTTCTGAGTTTAGAATGTTTCTAATTAACGTAGAGGCTTTATCAACTAAAAGGGGATTAGATGCTTGTGCTGATTACTTATCTAAAAATAAACAAAACTTTGTAGTATTGGATGAATCCACCACAATAAAAAACCGACAAGCAAAACGAACAAAAAATATTTTAAGACTACGGCCACTATCGCATATAAGGCGCATATTAACAGGATCGCCAATAACAAAATCTCCATTAGATTTATTTACACAATGTGCTTTCTTAAGTCCAGATCTTTTAGGTTTTAGTAGTTATTTAACATTTAGAAATAGATATGCTGAAATGGGTGATATACCTGTTGGTTCAGGTAGATTTATCTCTGTTCCTAAATATTACAAAAGGTTAGATGAACTAGAAGAAAGACTTAGGTTGTTTTCAACAAGAATTAGAAAAGATCAGTGTTTAGATCTTAAACCAAAAATAAGGCAAAGAAGATATGTACAGCTTGAGGGTAAAAATCTTGAGTTATATGAAACCCTAAAACAGAGGGCACTAGCAATAGTTGAAGATAGCACCATCTCTTTTTCAAATAAATTAACAGAAATTATAAAACTTCATCAGGTATGTAATGGTTTTACAAAAAATGATGATGGTGAAATAGTTGAATTACATAAACAAAAATTAAATGCATTAGAAGAGATTATTGAAGAAACAAGTGGAAAGGTAATTGTCTTCGCTAATTACATATACAATATTAATGAGATTGTTGCATTTTTGCAACACAAGTATGGCAAAAATAGCACAGTGTCTATTTATGGTGCTGTTAACGTGGAGGATAGAAAAGAGGCAGTAAGGAGAATACAAGAAGATAAGGATACAAGATTTATAGTAATTAACCCAACAACTGGAGGTTTTGGTCTTACTTTAACAGCCTGTAATACAGTTATTTATTATTCTAACAATTACAATTTAGAGGTTAGAATGCAATCTGAGGATAGGGCACATCGTATGGGTCAGAAAGGTTCTGTAGTTTATTGTGATATAGTCACTAAAAATACACTTGATGAGGCCATTATGAAATCTTTGGTTAATAAAGGCAGGATTGCGGCAAAGACT